GGATGCGTTCGGCCCAAGCCAAGAAACAGAACAAGCAACTCCAACCGCCTGATAAACCTCTCATCGGGATCATCACATGAGCAGTAAAAAACCATCCTCAATCTCGAATGCCCGCATGGATGCGTTCATCGAGACGATCACAGATCAAGCGCGGACCGCATTATTGGAGAGAAGCGAAGACATCCTCGATGCTTGGCATGCCAACATTGAAGAGGCGGAAGTGAACAAGAAGAATTTCCCGCCGTTGAAAATCAGCATCGGCGCGACCGTCGATCTGGAAGCCGCGAAAATCGAAACCGTTATCAAATTTACGACGGTCTATCAATCGACGCTCAGCGCGCCTCTTCCCGATCCAGATCAGCCGGAATTCGGCTTCGATCCTAACTAATCAAACCACACTCAAAAGTCCGTACTATGTCCACGACACTCGCCCCATTTCCGCCCCTCACGCCTCCATCGTCTCAGGCGTCAGGTGCACTGATCGATACGGAAGGCCAGCGCGCCATCCAAGAAGTTCAAGCCGCCATGGTGATCGCCAAACGCTTCCCGCGTGACGAGAAAGCCTGCCTGGATCGAATTCTCAATTCCTGCTCCCGCCCTTCGTTGGCAGAGCAATCCGTTTACAGCTACGCCAGAGGTGGCACATCCATCAACGGTCCGTCTATCCGTCTTGCCGAGGCTGTCGCTCAGCAGTGGGGAAATCTCCAATTCGGCATCCGGGAGCTGGATCAGCGCGATGGAGTTTCCACTGTGGAAGCCTTCGCGTGGGACTTGGAAACCAACACCCGCGAGGTGAAAGTTTTCCAAGTCGTCCATGAGCGCCATACCAGCAAGGGCAAGACCGTCCTCACTGACCCACGCGACATTTATGAAACCGTGGCCAACAATGGCGCGCGCCGTCTCCGGGCGTGCATTCTGGGAGTGATCCCAGGTGACATCGTGGATGAGGCGGTAAAGCAATGCCAGCTTACCCTGACGGCCAATGCTGACACATCGCCAGAGGCGCAGGCCAAAATGCTGGAAGCGTTTTCTCGATTCAAGGTGACTAAAGAACAAATCGAGAAACGGCTGCAACGTCGCATCGACGCCATCCAGCCAGCACAGGTAGTGAGCCTGAAAAATATCTATGCCTCTCTCCGAGACGGCATGAGCAAACCGGAGGATTGGTTTGATGGGGCTGCCTTTACCGCGCCCACCGGCCCACCAATCGATCCGTTTCAGAAGCCGGAGCCAGAACCACAGTCTACTGCGGAAGAAACTACTCTGCCGATAGTAGATGACGGCCAGGAGCGCGAGCATCTCTTCATCGACATCCGCGAGACGATGCACGCCGCTGAAATCACGCTGCCGAGATTCGAGGCCTTGGCGAAGGAGAAGAGCTTCATGCAGCCCGACGAGACGATGGCGGGCGGGAAACTTCCCATCGAGCGCATGCGTGTAATCCATGCCAACCGTGGGGCCATTGCCGGTCTGAACCAACCGAAGGAAGGAGACCTGATCTGATGAGTGCCACAAAATTTGAACTTGTGCCGCTGGCAATTGAGGTGCGCGGCGAGGTTGTTTCCAGCAACGTTTCGGCGTTCCGC